TTGAATGTATACTTTAAGTACAGTAAGAGATTACTGCAAATGTTTGTTGCTACTCGATATGCAACTCAAATAAGGTCGAGTTCAAATGTTTGTCGCTACTCGATATGCGACTTAGAAAAGGTCGAGTTCAAATGTTTTGAGGTTTCGTTCGAGAGGACGGAGCCTCTTTTTGACGATAGGAGAAGAAATGGAAATAGGGCATTTTTATTATATTGATGATCAATACTTTAAGGATTTTTCAGATCCTTATTTGATGCAGAATAAGGAAAAGGTAAATGGACAGTTACATGATAGACCATGTTTTTATGCATTCCAGGATAGTAATACGCAGCTGTTTTGGATGATACCATTTTCATCACAGGTTTCTAAATTTAAAGGAATCTATAATAAGAAAATGCAAAAGTATCATAGGTGCGATACAATTGTTTTTGGAGAAGTGATTGGTCATGAGAAGGCATTTTTGATTCAAAATATGTGCCCGATTACAGAAAAATATATGAAAAATGAGTATCTGGACTCTGTTGCTAATATACCAGTTCGTGTTGATGGTAGATTAGAAAAGGAGTTAAAGGATAAAGCAGGAAAAGTTTTAGCATTGCAGAGAAAGGGAGCAAAGTTGATTTTTCCAGATGTCCGTAGTATAGAACAGGAATTATTAAAATACTGAAATGATGAAGAAGCGTGCAGACCTGCTTGGACAGATGCGAAATTTCCTTGATGAACACGAGGACAAGCAGGGAAAACTGACCGTTGATGATGCAATCACCTATTCTAATATGGAAGCGGAATTTGATGGATTGACCGATGTTATTTCTCGTGCGCAGAGGGAGGCAGAGCTGTCTAAGCCGATTAATTCTCCACTTACAGGGAAACCATATATCGCAGGTTCAGCTCCGGAACAGAAGAAAGGACGCGCTTCTGACGAATACAGACAGGCCATGCTTACAGCAATGCGTACCAATTTCCGTCAGGTTTCTAATCTCCTGCAGGAGGGGGGAGATGCGGATGGAGGTTACCTTGTTCCAGAAGAATATGATCGCAGATTAATTGATGTGCTGGAAGAAGAAAACATCATGCGTGGACTCGCTACTGTAATCACTACTTCCGGGGAACATAAGATTAATATTGCTGCTTCCAAGCCTGCTGCTGTATGACAATGCGTTCAATCTGGAAAGCTATATTATTACACAATTCGGCAAGGCGCTGGCAAATGAAGAAGAGGATGCGTTTCTGAATGGAAATGGAGTAGGAAAACCAACAAGTCTTTTTGACACAACGCATGGTGGACAGCTCTTGAATACTCTGACCGCAGGGATTAAGTCGGATGATGTGCTTGATCTGGTTTATGGTCTGAAGCGTCCATATCGTAAAAATGCTTCCTTTATTATGAACGATGGAACATTAGCACAGCTTCGAAAACTGAAAGACAACAATGGTGCTTATATTTGGCAGCCGTCTTATCAGGTAGGGGAACCGGATCGTGTGCTTGGCTATGAAGTGCATACTTCTGCGTATGCTCCGAAGGATGCCATTTCTTTTGGTGACTACAAATACTACAATATCGGTGATCGTGGTTCCAGATCCTTCAAACAGTTAAATGAGCTGTTTACCGGAAATGGTATGATCGGTTATGTAGCAAAGGAACGTGTGGATGGAAAACTGCTCCTGCCAGAAGCTGTTCAGATTATGAAACTGAAGGGAACAGAATGAACTGAAAGTTCTCCTTTCTCATAAGTCATGACTCCTAAGCCATCTTCCTATACCTAAAAAACTAAACCCTGTTTACTCTAGGCAAACAGAAAAAAATCAGTATAATGAAGGTAGGGGAAGGGAGGCTTTTATATGCAATTCAAATATCAGGATTTAGGAGAAGGAATCATTAAACTGTTAAAGCAAAGAAAACAGAATGGCGAAAATATCATGGTTATTAGAGCAACAGAAGTGAAAAGACTTCTGGATGTGCAGAAGATATGTGGGCCATGCCGGAATGGAAGGTATGCAATGATCTGTCAGGCTATGAAATATGCGTCAGACCGAATTCCAGCAAAACAGATTGATGGAAATTATGAAAGTTCCAATTATACATTAGAATATCAATTGAATTTATTTTAAGAAGAGTCAGACTTGTGTGGGAAAATGCGCAGGTCTGATTTTCTTTTGGGGGTGATTGCAGTGTTTTTGACACTTGAAGAAATGAAAAATTATCTCCGGGTAGACCATGAGGAGGACGATGGCCTGCTTGCCGATTTTCTGAAAGCATCGGAAAAACTGTGTATGGATATCGCCCGGATGGAAGATCGGCAGGAGTTTGAGCAAAGTCCGAATGCCAAGATCGTTGTGCAGTACGCAGTTGCTTATCAGTATGAACACAGGGAAGAAGCAGACCACCATGCGCTTACACTGACTCTACGGGCTTTACT